CATACAGGTATTCAGTGTTATGAATCTATTGGCCAAAGATAAAATCAACGAAAACAAGGCTGCAATTAACGATACAAAATATAACATTGAACTTGTGGAAACTAAAATAGCTTCTGCTGAGGAAAATAATGAGGCGATTCGTAAAATCAAGGAGACTGAAGTAGATAAAATCCGTGTTAAAATGAATGAATACATTGAGGATATCGAAGGCAAGAATAGTATTATTGATACACAAGATGAGATTATGAAAGTGCTCTATGATGATATCTCTGATAAGGCTGATGAAAAACAAAAGTTTACTGACGCAACAGAACAGAGAGCTGAACTTGAACGAAACCGAGTACAATTTGAAAAAGAGTTATCCTTTTACGAACACAATGATGATTGCCCAACATGTAAACAAGGCATCGCTCACGATTTCAAATCAGAACAGATTAATGAAAAGAATGAACAGAAGGCTGGTATTGAAAAAGGTTTAGTTGATGTAGCAAAAACAATTAAAACTCACCAGGACCGACTTGGCTCCATTTCAAAGATCGAGGACCAGATTCAAGATGTAAACTTTAAAATATCCGAAATCCGAGCAGAAATTAAAATGTCAAAGAACGCCCTTGTTTCTTATAAAAAGGAACTAGAGGATGCTCAGAAGGAAGTTGACGAGGTCGATACATCTAAACTTCAGAGTTTACAAGAAGATCTAACCACACAGAATAATGCACATAAAGAGTTAGTTGAGGAACATGAAATATTAAGTGTTGTACATACAATTCTTAAAGATGGTGGAATCAAGGCTAGAATTATCAGCCAATATATCCCAGTGATGAATAAACTTATTAATAAGTATCTTGCTGCATTTGATTTGTTTGTCGACTTTCAGCTTGATGAAGAGTTTAATGAGGTGATTCGTTCAAGGTTTAGAGATAACTTTACATATGCCTCATTTAGTGAAGGTGAAAAACTCAGGATTACACTTTCAATTATGCTAGCATGGCGTTCAGTGGCCAAACTCAGGAATTCTGTTTCAACAAACCTCCTGATTCTAGATGAGACTCTTGATGGTGCATTAGACAGTGTTGGTATTGAAAGCCTTATTGAAACACTACACGGACTTAACTCTGACGATAATATCTTTGTTATCAGCCACAGAGGAGACCAATTTTCAGAAAAATTTGATGGAAGCATCACGTTTGACAAAGTCAAAAACTTCAGCGAAATTATCGGTTGACATATCAATCCAGATATGTTATAATGGTATCTACATTATGAGACAATATCTATGACATCGTTCTATACATCAGTCGAAAGATTCGGCAACAATATTTTATGGCGTGGCTATGAGAATGGCAAGCGCTTTTCTTATAAAGTTCCATTCAGACCAACATTATATGTACACACTCCAAAATCTGGTGAGGAAGGTTATACTTCCTTAACTGGCCAATACAAATTGTCTCCACATAAATTTGGAGACATGCGAGAGGCCAAAGACTTTATCGAAGAGTATAAAGGTATTCCAAACATGAAAATATTTGGTAATACCAATTACATTACTCAGTTTATACAGGAAAAATATCCAGACAAGATTGAATTTGACATTAACATGATTAACATTGCTTCGTTTGATATTGAGGTTGATATTGGTGATGGTTATGCCGACATTAATCAGGCTGATAAAGAGATTACATCAATTGCCTATCACAGCTCTCGGTCTGCAAGATATACATTGCTTGGTCGTAAGGATTATGATAAAACCAAAACAGCTACTGGTATTAACCAAGACGATATTGAATTTATCAAATTTGATTCTGAAGAGGCTCTGCTTAGATATTTTGTAAAATTATGGTCCTCGGATTATCCGGATATCGTAACTGGTTGGAACGTTGAATACTTTGATATCCAATATATTGTGACTCGTATTATTCGTCTCCTTGGCGAAGACGTGGCAAAACAATTATCACCTTGGAAACATATCAAACAACGATCGACAGAAATCTTTAATAAGGTCCAATCAACATATCGTATCTCTGGTATGACCATTGTCGATTACATGGATGCTTTTAAAAAGTTTGGTTACAAATATGGTCCACAGGAATCATATAAACTTGACCATATTGGCTATTCAGTCCTTGGCAAAAAGAAATTAGACTATTCTGATTATGGTGGCTTGACTGAACTCTACGAACAGAATCCACAACTTTATCTAGATTATAATCTTCGTGATACTCAGCTGATTGAGGAACTCGAGGACGAAACAAGTTTATTACAATTGGTAATGACTGTTGCTTATGGTGGTGGTGTTGATTACAAAGACGCATTCGGAACTGTAGGTATTTGGGAATCCACAATATATCGTAGACTGATTGCAGACAAAATTGTTCCTCCAATTAAAGGTGGCCCTGGTGATAACCTCGGCGCGTTGGTTGGTGGTTATGTTAAAGATCCAGATCAAGGCATGCATCCTTGGGTAGTTTCTTTTGACTTGAACTCTCTATATCCACATTTAATGTTACAATTTAATATGTCACCAGAAACCTGGATTGACGACAGACGTGAATATGTAACTCAGGATATGGTTCTGACAGATGATTATATAAATGATGACCCATCAGTTTCAGTTGCTGCAAATGGCGTATGCTTTAATAATAAAAAGGTTGGTATTATTCCGGAAATTATTGACGAATACTATAACAATCGTTCTGTAATTAAAAAGCAAATGATTGCAGTCGAACAACAGCTCGAAGTTGAGACTGATGCAAGAGAAATTAAAAGACTTAAACGAGAGGTTAACCAATTACACAACTCTCAGATGTCTATTAAAATTGCCATGAACAGTCTATACGGTGCAACGGCAAACAAATATTTCCTCTATTATATTTCAGAAATGGCAGAGGCTATTACTACATCTGGTCAATTGGCAATCCGATATGCTCAGAAATCTGTTAACAATTATATGAATAAGGTCCTAGGTACAAAAGACAAAGACTATATTATATACATTGACACAGACTCAATTTATGTCAACTTTGGTGACCTCATTCAAGAAGTGTTTGGTACAAAAGACATTGACAAGAAACAAGGCGAAGAGTTCCTGGATAAAATTTGTTCTACCAAAATCGAACAAGTGATTGAAAATGGCTATTTGGAACTCCAACGACAGATGGGCGCATATCGTAACGCGATGGTGATGAAACGTGAAAAGATTACCGACAGAGCAATCTTTGTGGCCAAAAAGAGATATATTCTCAATGTGCTCAACTCAGAAGGTGTTCATTACGAAAAACCAAAAATCAGTGTGACTGGTTTGGAAAGTGTTCGTTCATCAACGCCAGAGGTCTGCAGAGAAAAAATGAGGTCCGTGTTTAGTGTAATCATGAATGGTACCGAATCCGATGTTCAGATCTATATTAAAGACTTTAAGGACGAATTCAAATCATTACCAGTAGAGGCAATTGCTAAAACATCTGGGACAGACGATATTGAAAAATACAAACACCCGGTGACATTATTCAGAAAAGGTTGCCCAATCCATGTCCGAGGCTCTATTGTTTATAATCATCATTTGGCTCAGAATAAATTGGCCAAACGATACCCAGCAATACAATCTGGTGATAAGGTCAAACTTATCTATATGAAAGTGCCCAACCCAATACAACAAAATGTTATCAGTTTCCCAGGCGTATTGCCGAAGGAAATGGAACTTACTAAATATATTGACTATGACACACAATTCGACAAAGTGTTTCTCACTCCAATCCAAGGCATACTTGATGCTCTAGGTTGGTCGTCAGAAAAGGTTGATACAATCGAGGATTTCTTTACATAATGATTAATCAAGTAGCTATTATAACTAATTTCAGAACCGGCAGTACATCGTTTACACTTTTAAAGTCTGAACAATATAAGCTTCCATATAAGGCTGAACTTTTTGCACATAATAGACCAGAGCCTTTAGGCCGAGCCAAATCAGCATACCAAATTAATGAAAACTATAAACATTGGTCACCAGAGGAAAAGGCCGCTGCAACAAGTGAGGAATTTTTTATTCAACAGCTAGAGGCTGGCCATGCATGTTGTTTTAAGGTAATGCCTAACCAAATAAAGAGTGATGATTCGATGGCCCGAATACTTAATCAAGTAGACAAAGTCTATTATTTGTATCGCAGAGATTTCCTAGCTCAACTTAAAAGTTGGGTTACAGTAAGACAAAAAGGAGACTTTGGTGGAACCGGGTTTATTAATGGTAAAAATACCCGCGGTGTTGAAAAGATGAAAGAACTACACTTGGCAAAACACGGTGTCGGTGAGACGGTAAAACATCATATTGATATTGCTGAAGATATTAAACGCAATCCAAGCTTAAGAACACATAATCTGTGCAAAGGACTTATTGAGAACTATGAGAGAATGGCAGAGATAATGAAAAAACATCCAGGTGAACTTATTTGTATGGAGGATTACTTTAAAGAGCTATCTTACCCTGCTTATAATAGAGAGATTACCTGGGAAACAGAACCAGAAATCCCAGAGGATTTTAATGTCGAAAAACTTTTAAAAAGTAGTTGACAAATGATAATAAACGTGTTATAATATACACATTAGGAGAAAAAAATGAGTGATGTACAAATCGTAAGGCTTACAACTGGTGAAGAAGTTGTTGCCAAAGTAAAATATGAAAAAGGATTCTATACCTTAACGGATGGTATTCTTTTAGTCCCAGCTGGTGAAGGTAAAATTGGAATGGTTCCATTTGTTCCTTATGCTAAAAGGGAACCAATTGTAGTAAATGAAAACTCAGTTATGTTTGTTGCAGAGCCAATGGACGAATTGAAATCTCAAGTCATTGAGGCAACAACTGGAATCGCAATGCCTGGTTCTGGTGGGTTAAAGTTAGTATAATGTCAGTTACAATTTATGGCAAAACATCATGTGGCTATTGCGTTCAAGCAAAAAGTCTATGTGAACAGAAAGGACTAGATTATACTTATCTGCATTTAGATGAGGATTATACATTTGACGAATTTAAAGCAAAATTCCCAACAGCAAGAACGTTCCCTCAAATTGTTGTCGATGATAATAATATTGGTGGGTTTACTGAACTTAAAGCATTGACTGAGGTTGAAGATTAATGAGAGAATTAGGAATGGTATTGATAGGATGTTTATTCATTTCAGGATTCTTTGCTGTTAAAGTATACCCAGATTTAAAATATAGTGGTTACAGCAGTAGCAGTTCATGCACAGGTCAATGTTATACAGCGTATGTAGCTCAAAATGGTACAGCACCAGAAATAGAGCAGCGCAAACAAGCATTGGCTAACTTAGACGAGTTCAGTGACATTAGAAGTTTATGGGCAGGTTGTGCCGCATGTCACGGAGCAGAAGGACAAGGTATGGCTGTATTCCCTAAATTAGCAGGACAGAGTTCAGACTATATTGTTGATAGACTTAATGCTTACAAGAATAAAGAAACAGTTGGTAATATGAGTTCAACTATGTGGGGACAAGCGGCAATGCTTAGTTCAGAACAGATGGACACTATCGGCGCATTTATTGAGGCAGGATTTCCAAGTAAATGAAGGTTTTTGTCGAAGCAAGCTTTAGTAGAGATCTTATATTGTATTGCTCATTGGGCCTAAATGTAGGATTTATTATCGGATTATTAATATTATGACAGGAGAAACATTTTGAAAAAATCTAAAAGACGTCCTGTGAGTACTTTAACTCACACAACAAGAGAAGTTGCAATTCATTTTCTAGCTTGGAGAGAAAAGCAAAACTCAAAATCATCTATGATTGGTCACAACGGTGGCCCAAAATAGGGGTTGACATTTACCTTAAAATGTGTTAATATAACTAAATACTAAATAATACTATGCAAATACTATGTCAAAACACACACTTACAAAGAATCAAGAAGAGGTTTTCAGCCTCTTTAAACTAATTCTAGGCCAACCAAAAGCTTATAAACAATGCCAGAAAATGGCTAATTCAGCTCTAACAAATTCCTTGTTTGCAGCTGGACGAATGCCAGTGAGATATATCTCTGAAAAGGCAATGGCTGAAAGGGCGAAGGATGCTAAATACAGACCATGTTATGAACACTATTTCAGTAGAACAAAATCTGTACAAGATATCCTTAGTGCGTTTGACAGAGGCAAGAGTGATAATTTTATTAAAGGACTATTAATGTCTAGAATGAGAGGCCACTATACTACTTCAGAAGAGAATATCACATTGAAAAAATATGATAATCTATTTTGGAGAGATGCATATAAGGCAGCAGGTATTAAATTAGTGCCTTGGGCCGCAACCCCAGCTAGAAAATTTGACTATATAATAGAGGGCGTAACATATACTTCTCCTTCTAAGGTCGCAAAGAAATATAAAATGAGTACTGATGGTGTATCTTACAGATGTAAGGCAAAGACTTTCCCAAAATGGAGACTCAAGAAGGTTGCGTAAAATTACTAAATATATTTCAGAGGTAAATTAAATTATGAATGATAAAATTTTAAAAGAATACACAAAGGATACAGCAGCCGAATATGACGATTTGGTTGGATATGTTTCTGATGAGAATATTACTGACACATTAGGTGGATTCCTAGGTGAGGAAGCAGAGGAATATAAACCACAAGTAAATAGGAAAAAAGTTGATGCTGAGTTCCCAGAGGATTGGCAGACACTTTTTGTAAACTTTGAAACTGAACAAGACTATATTAACTTTATGTTGGCGATTGACGAAAAACCAATGCCGAAACTTAAGGATGTAGTTTATAAAGCTGGCCGTGAAGAGAATGGCCTATTGGACCTATTATAATGTATACACCAGTAAAAACTCAAGAACAACTTCAAAAGGAATGGCGTAATCAGTACGTACAATGGTATGCAGCTGGTATGCCAACCTTTCAAGCAAAGAAAAAAGATGTATTTAAACAAATCGCTGTTAAATTCAAATCAGAAGAAGATAGGAATCATTTCAGTGATAAAATGGAATATAATCTAACAAAGAAAACAAACGTTGTCTATTATCCTGCTAGAGGCAGAGAAGAAAATATGACAAACAGATATGTCGAAACTGACACAGATCATTTTAATCCAAAATATCCTATCTATATTATTAGTAAAGGTAGAGCAGATACAAGACATACTGCAAAGACATTGGAAAAAATGGGCATACCATATTACATCGCGGTTGAACCACAAGAATATGATGTTTATGTCAAAGCTACAAGTGCCGCAGGCGATTTAGGAACTGTATTGGAATTACCATTCAGTAACCATGGCAAAGGCTCAGGCCCTGCCAGGAACTGGTGTTGGGAACACTCCCAAGCCAATGGTCATGCTAGACATTGGTTAATGGACGATAACATTGATGGGTTCGTAAGATTACATAAAAACAAAAGATATCGTGTAGAGAATGGCTCTGGTATTTTTAGGGCTACTGAGGATTTTGTTGACAGATATGAAAATGTTGCATTGGCATCTTTCCAATATAAATTCTTTGTTGTTGACCCATGCCCATATCAGCCATTCATACTAAATACAAGAATGATGTCGTGTATTTTAATTGATAATAACTGCCCGCATAAATGGAGAGGCAAGTTTAACGAGGATGTAGATCTGAGTATTCGTGTCCTTAAGGAAGGTTTGTGTACAGTATTAATGTATGCATTTGTTCAAGGCAAATTAAGAACCGGAACAGTAAAAGGTGGAAACACAACTGAGGTATATGAGGATTATTCTGGTGAAGGTGAAAATGATCCAGCATATAACAAATCAAAAATGTTAAAAGAAATGCACCCTGATTGTGTGACACTAGTTGAGAGATATGGCAGAGTACATCACCATGTAGATCTCAATGCGATTATGAATAAAGATGGATATCCTGCTAGACAGAATCCTCTTATTTTGAAAAAAGATGTACCAATCGTAAATAAAGTAGATAATTATGGAATGCAACTAATGCGTAACTGGAATACTGATGAACAATATCCAGACCCTCAGTTCGAGGCAGATGAATTTCCAGAAGGGAGAACATCAATCCATGGCTAAAATTCTAATAACAGGTGGTGCAGGTTTTGTAGGAAGTCATCTTGCTGAAAGACTTGTATCTGAAGGACATGATGTAATTTCATATGATAATTATTTTACTGGCTCAGTAGAAAATCATGTGGACGGAGTTACATATGTCGAGGATTGTACTACGAATCTATCACCGGAAAGATTCTCTGATATTGACAGAGTGTATCATTTAGGTGAATATTCTCGGGTCGAACAATCATTTGCCGATATTGAATTGGTTCATAAATTTAATTGTGAAGGCACAACAAGAGTATTGGAATGTGTCCGTGCATGGAATGCAAAACTTGTTTATTCAGGTTCCAGTACTAAATTTGCTGATACGGATGATGGGTATGTAATGAGCCCTTATGCCTGGTCCAAAGCTCGTAATACTGAATTGGTAAAACAATATGGTGAGTGGTTTGGAATTGATTATGCAATTACATACTTTTATAATGTATACGGTCCTAGAGAAATACAAGATGGACCATACGCGACACTTATTGCAAAATATGCAAAATTAAAATCTGATGGCAAGGCTCTACCAATTGTAATGCCTGGTACCCAGGAAAGAAATTTCACTTATATAGATGATATTGTAGACGCTCTAGTACTGATAGGTGACAAGGGACAGGGTGATGAATATGGTATTGGCCATCCAGAAAAATACACTGTGGCTGATGTAGCTAGAATGTTTAACACTCGTACCAAACAACTACCACCTAGAAAAGGCAATCGTATGTCTGCTAGTGTCATTACAGAAAAAACACGGGACCTAGGCTGGTCTCCAAAACACAATCTAAAAACTTACATAAATAAGTTGATAGATAATGGTTGACATTATGTACAAAATAGTGTATAATGGTACAACAAATGAGGAATTTATATTATGAAGCACTGCATTATTGACTTTGAAACAATGGGTATTGATACCAATAACTGTGTCGTCATAGACATGTCAGCATTGGTATTTGATTGGGACAAATTTACTTCCGACAAACCCTACAATTTCGGTGACATTCAGTCAGTCCAAAAATACAAATTCGATATTAGGGAACAAGTTTCTCTATACAATTTTACTATTGATAAAAGCACTGTCGCATTCTGGGAATCACAACCATCTGATGTTCGTAAGAATATCGTACCGAAAGCAACAGATATCAGCTTAGAACAATTTGCTGAACAGTTTATATCATACCTAATCCCACACGGAAAAATCTCTAACTGGTGGTCAAGAAGTAATTCTTTCGATCCGATTATACTATGGAGATTATTCGAAGCAATTGGAAAGAAAAATCAAGTGATGGAATACTTACCACATTGGTCCCTTAGAGACACAAGATCTTGGATTGATGCGAAATTAGATTTTCCTCGCAAAAATGGATTCTGTCCTATTGAAGATACACAACTTTGGGATAAAACTTTTAAAGCACACGATAGTGCTTGGGATATCTTAGCTGATGTGTTAAGATTACAAGCAATTGAACGTGCAGAAAAACTTGATTAATTTTATATTATGGAGACAAAATGGAACAAGCAACAAATATTAGAGCGTTTAAAACGCCAAGGCAGATGAAACTTACCATGCCAGGATTATCACTTAAACTTGGAATTATCGGCAGAGGATTTGTCGGTGGTGCTGTAGCAAATGGATTTGAAACTAGTACAGTAGATACTTTTGTGGTTGACCCACGATTTTCAGATCTTACCGCAATGGATTTGGTAGGACTAAATCCTGATGTAATGTTTATTTGTTTACCGACACCAACAAGAGAAACAGCAACAGCTGATGGCCCAGTCGGTAGTGTTAACGCAGA